TTAATAAAACTCTATACCCGTAATCTTCAATGAGTTCTGGCGCTTCCCTTTAATTCCTTTTACATATTCAAAATGAATGTTTTTGATTGCCATCTTTATGAATTCAGTTTTTAACTCATCTTCCATTAATTCCCAGCCGTTTAGCAATGAATACTTGAAATTTTTAATCTTCTCATAGTTAAAAGTCTTACCCTTATCATTATCCTTGCGCTTTTCATACTCATGTATTTCTTTGTCAATACGACTTATTATTGGAAAAGCTTCATCCTTATCCATCATACCTTCTATAAAAAGTGTTTGACATCTAGCGCGTTCTTTTCGCAACTTTTCAATATCGATGCCGACATCTTCTATTTCTTTAGGTTGGTTTTCGATTTTATATGATGTTAAATCAAATTGTTTTAGATAATTGTAAAATTGTTTTAAAACCTCGCCTTCGTCGATGTTACATGCATTTTTATTTTTAGTATTTTTGCAGTTAGAACAAAAGTATAGTTTAGAATACCAAACTTCTTTATTTTTAGGCGTATGCTTGACTGTGTTTAAAGTCAATTTCTGGTTACAGTTTGGACATAATAGTTTACTTCTGAAAATAGCGTTATGTTTTACGATTGTAGAGTTAGTTTTTTCACTTATCCTTAATTTTATTTCTTCGTATTCTTCTTCACTTATAATAGCTTCGTGGGTGTTTTCGACGAATATGTCACCGAAAACAAGATGACCTCTAGCTACCGGACTCGTTAGAGCATTGCCTATAACTGATCTGTGCCAGTTTTTACCTAAGGGTGCTTTGTATTTAGAGTTGTTCAATTTTATAGTTATTTCTCTTAAACTAGTACCTTTTTTCGTTTCTTCTACTGCAAATCGTAATACTTTTTTATATTCATTAGGCACAAATTTATCGTTTACTCTGTCGTAATAGAAAGGAGGGACAGTTTTAGCTAACCCTTTTCTAGCTGATGCGCGTCGACCCATTGCAGTACGCTCTTGAATTGTAGTACGCTCCCACTCTGCCATAGCACCTACTAATGTTACGAACAAACGTCCCATAGCAGAAGTTGTGTCATATACTTCTGTTGCGCTCCTAAACAACACGTTTTTATTCTCAAACAATTCTAGTATCTCTAGTAAGTCTTTAACACTTCGAGTTAATCGATCTAGTTTATAGACTAAAACCAAATCAAAATTATCTATTTCATTCAACATTTCTTGTAAAGCGGGTCTGTCTTTTTTAGCTCCGGAGTATCCAGCGTCAGTATATACTTTATGAATTTTCCAGTCGTTTATGTCGCTGTAAGCTCTTAATTTTCTTTCTTGTTCTTCGATAGAGTGTCCTTTTTCTTTTTGTTCAAGTGTACTCACTCTAGTATAAATTGCTACTTTCATGTGCTCCCTCCTCAAAATTGGCAAAAAATAATAAGGGTAGGCGGGCTACCCGTGAAAATTGTATAAAAAAAGAGAGAGCGCAGATGCACCCTCTCATGTCGCAAATATTTCAGCGACTTGTCTAATTTGAAGCTTGCCGCAAATATTTCAGCGGCTTGTTTTGTATATATGTAATATACCATCAAAGAGAGTGTAGTTCAAGCGATTTAACTAAGAAATCTAATTTTTATACTATTTTCAATTTTATCTACTGTTTCTTTTGAATATGATATTTCTCCGGCAGGGTCATACCTATTAATTTTCGATATTCTATCCTTGCTGATTGTAGTGATATTTAAAACGTTAGCATAGGTCTTTTTATACTTGAATCGCTCATATCTTTTGCGAACCTTCGAATATTTTTTGAAGTCGTCATTCAGCGATTTGTTTTCATCAAGTAATTTTTGATCGTATGGGTTTTCTGCTTTTGACACCTTTTCAAGATTGTTCATGATTTTTTTAGCTAAATCCTTACCCGTTACGTCCATTTTTTCCAATACTAAAGGTAACAAATCTTCTTCGATATGCACATTGAATTTACTTCTGGAAGATGTAAGTGGAACTACCGTTAATATTGGATTTTTATTTGAATCGTGATTATTAAGTACCATACAAAAATGGTTTCCAGAAAACTCTCTGCCAACATTAACACCTAACTTTACATAAATTATAGTGCCTTTTTTATATCTGGTGTAACTTTTGTTTTCTTTTAACAATCTAACTTCATCCAATAAAAACTCTGAATATTCAAGACACCATGAATTCATATATTTAAATTTGTAAATCTCGCTATTTTGAATCTTTTTAAAATTATTAACTGCTGTTTCTAAAGGCGCGTTCTCTTCCATCCCTCATCCTCCTCACGCCACACAGGCACTATTAATCTTCCTTCTTTCTTATTGAAAAAATAAAAAAGATGATTGGGATGCTTAACATTAATGGAAAAAATATGACTATTGGTAATGACAGTACCGCCATATATAAGAAGAATTTATCAAAATTATATTTTCTCATTTTCATTTCTCCTTTGCTTACTTTTTATATTAAAGCGCCACATAGGCGCTATTAATCAATACGTTTTCACACTTGCTACAACTCTACCTACAATTTTAACTTCATCGTCTTTACCATATACTTGTGGATAGTGATTAGGATTGTTCGATTCAGGTATTAATATGATTTGGTCTCCATTGTATCTTATACGCTTCACAGTACCGTTATACCCATTTATCATGACTACACCTAATTGACCATTTTCGACGATAGAATCTTTTTCCACTACAACCACATCACCTTCATCAAAAAGTTTGTTCATACTATCACCAGACACTTGTAAACCAAACTCTTCTTTATCAGGATTCAAATTTTTAGTAGAGAAGTATATGTAATCAACTAAATTTTCTTCTGTGTATATAGGCATTCCTGCAGATATCTTTGATACAACTGGTATTTTTTTAACTGGTAGTGTATCAAGTTGTACGATTTTGTTAGGTGATTCAACAAGCGATGATTTTTCTACTCCGAAGTATTTGGCTAACATTTCGATTTTGTCTATTCTTGGGTACGTTTTTGCGTTAATCCAATCTGATAAAGTTGTATAACTTATTTTTAAGTCTCTAGATAATTTGTTTCTATCAACATTATTTTCTTTCATGAGACGAGAAATATTTTTTGCCATAATTTCTTTGTTGCCTAACATTATAATTTCAATCCCTTCATCTAATATTACAAACTTATTATACGGCTTAATCGTAAAATATACAAGTAAAAAAATAAAATTACGGTTAAAGTGTTGACATTACGTTTAAACCGTAATATACTTAAGGCAGTTCTTAAGCAAGGAGGTATTACAATGACGCAAATCATCGTTAAAAAAGAACCAGTAACGTTAAAGACATTGAGAGCAAAATTTGACTTAACTCAAGCTAAGGCTGGTGCTAAGGTTGGCGTGTCTGCTGATGTGTGGCATAACTGGGAAAAAGGAAAGACTTTTCCTAATGTTCCGCAGTTAAAAAAGATAGAAGAAAAATTTGACATATCTTACGATGATATTATTTTTTTAACTAAAAATAACGGTTAAACCGTAATAGGAGGAAGCCCAAATGCAAGAATTACAATTAGTAGAACAGAACGAGACACATTACGTAGATAGTAGAGAAGTAGCAGAAATGGTGGGTAAGGAACATAAAAATTTAATCAGAGATATTGAAAATTATAGAAGTGTAATTTTGCAAAGCTCAAAGTTGAGCCCTGATGATTACTTCGTAGAATCAACTTATTTAGGTGCAAACAATCGTCAGACTAAACACTACTTATTAACCAAAAAAGGTTGCGACATAGTGGCAAACAAGATGACAGGTAGTAAAGGCATTTTGTTTACTGCAACTTATGTTGATGCATTCCATAAAATGGATGAATACATTAAACAACAAGCACAGCTTAATGTACCACAAACACCAATGCAAGCATTAGAGATGATGTTCAAAGCACAAAAAGACCAAGAACAGTTTAACAAACAAATGCAACAAGAAATCACAGGCATTCGTCACATTGTCGGTATTGAAACGAAAAACTGGCGTAACGACACAAACAAAATGTTATCTGCGATTGCACAACATTTAGGTGGCGGAGCAATGCACCAGAAAGTTAAGTCTGAAGCATATAAAGCTTTAGAAGAAAAAGGACGCTGTAATTTAAAAATTCGTATGCAGAACCGCAAAGGCAAAATGCTAGCGAATGGTGCAACGAAAACCCAGATTAACAAGTTGTCAAAATTAGATGTGATTACTGATGAACCTAGATTGGTTGAGATATACATTTCAGTGATTAAGAGTATGGCGATTAAATACGGTGTAGATATTAGCCAATTTGAAATTTAAACAAACATTTTAAAAGGAGGAACGAACAATGCAAGCATTACAAACATTTAATTTTAAAGAGCTACCAGTAAGAACAGTGGAAATTGAAAACGAACCTTATTTTGTAGGAAAAGATATTGCTGAAATTTTAGGATATGCAAGGGCAGACAATGCCATCAGAAATCATGTTGATAGCGAGGACAAGCTGACGCACCAATTTAGTGCATCAGGTCAAAACAGAAATATGATCATTATCAATGAATCAGGATTATACAGTTTAATCTTTGACGCTTCTAAACAAAGTAAAAACGAAAAAATCAGAGAAACCGCTCGAAAATTCAAACGATGGGTAACATCAGACGTCCTACCAGCCATTCGCAAACACGGTATCTACGCAACAGACAATGTAATTGAACAAACATTAAAAGATCCAGACTACATCATTACAGTGTTGACTGAGTATAAGAAAGAAAAAGAGCAAAACTTACTTTTACAACAAGAAATTGGAGAGCTAAAACCCAAAGCAGACTATGTAGATGAAATCTTAAAGTCAACTGGAACATTAGCTACAACTCAAATCGCGGCAGACTACGGTATATCAGCACAAAAGTTAAACAAACTACTACACGAAGCTAGATTACAACGAAAAGTGAATAAACAGTGGGTGCTTTACTCAGAACACATGGGCAAGAGTTACACAGAATCAGACACTATACCAATTGTACGCTCTGACGGTAGAGAAGACACAGTTTTACAAACTAGATGGACACAAAAAGGTAGATTGAAAATACATGAAATCATGACTGAATTCGGTTATGAAGCTAACGTAACTGCTTAACAGGAGGGCGCAGCAAATGGAAGATCAAAACAAAAAAGTCATTTATTACTACTATGACGAAGCAGGTAATAGACAACTATTATCAATTGGAGATTTGAATCTCTATTTATTAAAAGATATTAAATCAAGATTTGGTTTATATAAAAAACAAATCCTTGATTTAGATAATCTGTTCGTTCAAATAGACGGTGTTGAATTTAAAGTACTATAACCCGAGCAATGCACCTCTTAAACAACATTATACACGAAAGGAGCATAAACAAATGAACACACTATACAAAACAACCTTCCTCATCACAATGGCAGTTGCGACTTGGAAGGTTTGGAAGATTGAGAAAAACACAAGATTTAAACTTAGAAATTTTGATTATCCAAAAATTAATAATGCTCAGAGCAAATCATTGTTGGATATTGCTAGTCACGATTTAAAAGATATTTAACTGTATTCAAAATTTTCATATCTTGTTGAGCTTTTAAGCTTTCGTATAAAGCTATTGAATAAATAATTTCGTAAGATACGTTTTCAGGAGCATCTTCTTTCAACTTATTTATTCTATCTCTAAAAAAGTCACTGTCACCACCGAATTCTTTTTCGGCTTGATTACTAAGTTCACCAAAGAAATTTTGAAAATCATTAAATTCCATACTTATCACCTCCTTTCACTAGGAGATAACTAAATTATACACGAAAGGAATGGTAGAAGTGCCACCACACATTCAACAAATGTTATACGAAATCCAGTTAAAAGCTGGTATACCTCAAAAATTAATGGAAATGCAAGGTTTGATAAACGATGAAACAACCAAAGAGGAGAAAAAAGAAAATGAGTAACATTTATAAAAGCTACCTAGTAGCAGTACTATGCTTCACAGTCTTAGCAATTGTGCTTATGCCATTGCTGTACTTCACTACAGCATGGTCAATCGCAGGATTCGCAAGTATCGCAACATTCATATTCTATAAGGAATACTTTTATGAAGAATGAAAAAACTGCTACTTGCGCCAACAAGTAACAGTGACAAACGATTAACAAAATTAATTCATTTTCAATATAAAACGAAAAACGGAGGAAGTCAACTATGACTAAAAATTATAAAGACATGATGCAGGAAGAATTAAGAGATTTATTGGCTGAAAAGAATGGAGAATTGTTTGAAGTAGTGAATGAAATCAATAAAGAAACTGAATTTGCCGTTTTACTTTTTTCAACTGTAGGGGTTAGCAATGGAGATACTACATCATCGTCACATTGTGCGCTTGGGGATATTGTAGGTCTTGCTAATTTATTGAATAACGAAAATGATTACCACGATATCGCTAATGTTATCGAAATGTATAAATTAAAAAAACTTTTAGGTCTAGCTGACAACAAGGAGGACGAGAATGATGTATTACAAAACGGGTGACGTATGTCAAAAAATAATTAATGTAGATGGCTTTGATTTTCGATTAAGAGTTAAGAAACGAGCATATAGCGTCGAAATAGTTGTTTTAGATCATGAGGGGAATTCAATTGACGGGATACTAGTTTCTGACGAGAACGATCTATACACAGCGTTAGATATTTTGAAACAAAGT